GGACAGTGAAAAAGGACTAGTATGGCAAACGAATTTATAGCAAGAAAAGGGCTAATAGCCCTAGAGGATTCTCAAATTACGGGTAGTTTAAATATATCCTCAACTTTAAAACTCCCAGGATTTAGTGATGTATCTGCCTCATTAGCGGCGGCTGTTGCTGGTGGTGATAATTTAGGTAACCACACAGCCATTCAGGATTTAAATATGGGTGGTAATGATATTACCAACGTAGGTAATGTAGATGGTGTTGATGTATCTACTCTAAATACCTCAGTATCTACTAATACAACTAATATTACTACTCTAACGGCTGCAACTTCGTCCTATTTAACTTCAGTTCCAGGTGGAACACTTAGTGGTTCTGCACAAATAGCAACAGAAATTAGTGGTGCCTTTACAGCTGCTAGCGCTTCATTCAGCACTAGAGTAACAGCTAACGATGCTAAAGTAAGTTATACTGATGCTGCAGTTACAAACGTAATTAACACAGCTGGTGTAATATCAAGCTCAGCACAACTAGATTTTGTAGATACCACAGGTACTCCTGCTAATAATCAATTAGCGGTATTTACTGATGCTGATACTATTGAAGGAGCTCAATTTCTTAATTTTACAAATCAAGGAGGATTAGTAATTAATAATGCTGCTTCTGGAGTAGTAGATACGGGTTTAAAAGTACATGGTAATATATTTGGATCAGGTAGTCATATACGACTTCGAGATGCTGACACTGGTGGGGGTAGTGGTTTTTATGTAAGTAGTAGTGGTGGTTTAGCTACTAGTACTTTTAAAATATTTTTTGGAGATATATCTAATATAGGAAACTCAACTTTACTAACAGTTGATGATATAAATGAACAAATTACCACTAGTAAAACTCTAGGAGTTACTGGAAATATAACAGTTACTGGTACTGTTGATGGTAGAGATATAGCAGCAGATGGTACTAAATTAGATGGGATAACAGCGGCAGGAATTTCGGGCTCATTTACAGCAGCTAGTGCTTCATTTAGCACAAGAGTTACTGCTAACGATGCAAAAGTAAGTTATACCGATGCCGCAGTTACAAGTGTAATCAATACAGCAGGGGTAATATCAGGTTCGGCACAATTTGGTTCTTCTGATAACGTAACTTTTGGGACTATAGAAGCAACTAGTTTGAATGTAACTAGTATTACATCTTCAATAGTTACTTCTTCTATAGTTCAAACTGAAGGATCAAATATATTTGGTGATACTTCAGCAGACACTCATACATTTAATGGAAATATAACAGCCTCTGGCAATATAAGTGCAAGCTCTATGATAGCTACCTCATTTAATGGTACTCTATTAGGCACAGCTTTAACAGCAGGTACAGCAAATACAACAGATGCAGTTAATTTTACTAATGCTAGTAATGATGTTGAATATGGGCTTTTATTTAGACAAGGAAATGGTACTTCAGCCCAGACTGTATTTGCTGATAGCCAAGCAGCTACTCCGGCGTGGAACCCTTCAAAAAATATATTAACTGTTGGTGGCCCACTAATAGCAACTAACATAACAGCATCAGGCACAATAAGTGCAAGTGGTCAAATTATAGGTTCTAATTTAAGTGGGACAAACACAGGTGACCAAGATTTATCATCTTATATACAAGCTTCTCAAACTAGTTCCTTCCTTACAGCAGCTGATACTGGTTCGTTAACTACTACAGCTGAATTAAACGCATCAAGTTCAGCATTACAAACCAATATAGATGCTAGTATCCAACCTTCACAAACTGGCTCCTTCCTTACCGCGGCAGATACTGGTTCATTTATTACTGCTGCCCAAACAAGTTCATTTAGTACAGCTACAGGAGTTGAAGATAATGCTGATGTTACTGATACAGCGAACGTAACCTCTGCGGGCGCATTAATGGACTCAGAACTTGCAGAAATTGCAACAGTTAAAACTTTAACCAAAGCAGGAATTTCAGGATCATTTACAGCAGCCAGCTCCTCATTCAGTACAAGAGTAACTGCGAATGATGCAAAAGTAGGTTATACAGATGCCGCAGTTACAAGTGTAATTAACGCTGCTAATATTCTAAGTTCATCCGCCCAAATTGCATCAGATATAAGTGGCTCGTTTACAGCAGCTAGTGCTTCATTCAGCACACGTGTTACAGCAAACGATGCTAAAACAGGTTATACAGACGCTGCTGTTAAAACTAAACTTAATGCTGAAAATGTAATATCAGGGTCAGCAGCTAATGTTCGTTCACTTTTAAATGTTGAAGATGGAGCAGACGTTACAGATACCTTAAATGTAACCTCAGCAGGTGCTTTAATGGATTCAGAACTTGCTGAAATCGCAACTGTTAAAGCCTTAACAAAAGCAGGAATTTCGGGATCATTTACAGCCGCAAGCTCTTCCTTTAGTACAAGAGTAACAGCAAACGATGCAAAACTTACTGCTAATACAGCTAATGTAACATCAGCAGGAGCGTTAATGGACTCAGAATTAGCCGATTTAGCTGCTGTTAAGGCTATTAACCAAGGATTAACTACAACATCAAATGTTACATTTAATAATGTTGATGTAGATGGTACTTTAACAATTCCTGGATTTAGTAATGTATCTGCTTCATTAGCATCAGCAGTTGCAGGTGGTGATGATTTAGGTAACCACACAGCTACTACAGATTTAAATCTAAATAGTAACAGTATTAAAAATATTGTTAATATAACAGCCTCGGGTGATATAAGCGCAAGTGGGAATGTAATAGCTTCTAATTTAGTTGCAGATAGTGCTTCATTTAGTACACGCGTTACTGCTAACGATGCAAAGGTTAGTTATACAGATGCCGCAGTTACAAGTGTAATTAATGCCGCGGGTGTATTAAGTAGCTCTGAACAAATTTCTGCTGATATATCAGGTGCTTTTACAGCTACTAGTGCTGCACTTGCGGCAGATATTGCTAGTGCAGGCGATATCACAGGTGTAACTGCAGGTAGTGGCTTATCAGGCGGTGGTTCATCTGGAGCTGTAACAGTAAATGTTGATTATGGTAGTGGTACTATTATAACGGATGCTGGAGCCTTTAATACAGGAGGTACTAGCGCAGCTAATGATTTACTATTAGTTCACCATAATGATGATGGGGAAGCTCAAAAAGTAGGAATAACAGCCTTTATGGATGAATATAAAATAGTAAATAGAACAGGTACACCTGTAGATAATGACTATGCTAAATTCACAGATGCTAATACAATTGAAGGAAGAAGTTTTTCAGAAGTAAAAACAGATTTAAGTTTAGGTAATGTAACAAATGAATCTAAAGCCACAATGTTTACTTCACCTACTTTTACAGGTAATGTAACAGCCTCAGGAAATATAAGTGCAAGCGGCATAACAGTAGCGGGTGATTTAACAGTAGCTGGTAGTATAATACATAGTGGTGATACCGATACTAAAATTGCATTCACTACTAATGCTGTTGAAATAAATGCAGGTGCTCTATCAGTATTTGAATCTTCTGTTACGGGCAGTGTATTACCTAGTGTACACCAAAATGTATTTGATACAGGTTCTGTAGCATTAGCTGCTAATAGTGCATTTGGTGATATTGTTAAATTTGGAGGTTCTACTACAGTAGCAGGAGGGGTATACTATTTAAAATCGGATGGTACTTGGGGCCTTGCACAAGCTAATGCAGTTGGAACAGCTACATCTTCTTTAGCAGTAGCAGTAGGTACTAATTCTACTACAGATGGTATGTGCCTAAGAGGATTTGTAAACCCATTTACTGACCCGGATGCAGGAACAGGTAATCCTGTTTATTTAAGTGATGTTTCTCAGGGTAGATTCCAAGCCACTGCTCCCGATAGTAATAATGATGTAGTTAGAATATTAGGATACCAATATGGTACTGATTTAATTTATTTTAACCCAAGTAACGACTTTATAGTAATAACAGCATAATGAGTAACCATTTAGATAATTTAATGCTAAGCCAAAGTTTATTGGCTGAACAGATACAAGAAGCACAACTAATACAAGACGAAGAAGATAAATTAAATTCTCCTGGCTATGTATATTCCCAGTTAAAAAACCATTCTGACACTATTAGAACTATCCCTTATGATAGTAGTAGTGGATTTAATTACCCCTTATATGATCATTTAACTAATAATACTTTAAATTTATCTTTTACTAGAGAATATTATTATACACCTGATTATAGAGACGGTGCTATATTTAGATACATTCGTTCAGATAGAGAATTAACAGGCAGTGCTTCAACCCAACCACCTAATATAACATCAATTAACATAATATAAAATGGCAACTTTTTTCGTTTCATCCCAAAATGGTAATGACAGTAACGATGGTACATCTGTAGGTACAGCTAAAGCATCTATTTCAGCAGGTATAGGGTTACTTTCGTCTGCGGGTGATATAGTTCGCATTGGTCCAGGATATTATCCTGAAGCTTCATCTATTACTTTTTCAGTTGATGGTACTTTAGAAAACCCAATGCAAATTATAGGTGATCCCGAAGCTCAATTTTTAACAAGTGATAATCCTGGGGAAGTAGTATTAGCTTGTAGAAATGCAGATGGGACTACTGCGGGTCTTTTTACTAAGGTATTAGATTTTACTAATGACGATCATTACTATGTAAAAAATTTAACAATTTTATCAGGAGCCCCTGGAAGTACTAATGCTAGGTGCGTAAATAGTGCAAATAGTGATGGTATTTATTTTGAAAATTGCCATTTTGTAGGGGGTTATTATGTTGTGGGTGGCGATTCTAATAACGATACAACATTTTATAATTGTTCTTTTATAGGGAGTAGAAATGGTGTTCTTTCAGTAAATTGTATTAATTGCATTTCTATAGGAAGTTTTTATCCATACTATCGATCTTACTTATATAATTGTATTGCTATAGGTGGGTTTTATGGTATAAATGATTGCTATAGCGATGGATATGGAAGTTCAACTTCTGATTATGGGGCAGTATATAATAGCATAGCGATAGGTGCATATTATAATTATAGAAATCCCGCAGGCAATAATATGATATCTTTTGGTGCTTCTGGTAGAGGATTTTATTATGGTAACCATTATGCAATAGGAGCTTATAGTATATATGATGAAAATTCTCATTATGATGGCCAAGTTCAAAATGCTGGTGTGTTTCCTAATGTTAATAGCGGTTCAGAAAGATCAACAGCTTATGCTTTGATGGGCGATAATATAAACGTTAGTCCAGATAGTGCTGAATTTACAGTTACGGGTGTTTCGGGTTCAACTTATATAGGTTACTCAGGTATGGCTAGAGATGTTGCCCATATGCTTAGACTAAGAGTCCCCGAACAATCTGGTTTTGATTTATTACCTACAGGTAGCACAGGAGAAAATTTCTTTTCTACTAAAATTACAGGGTCTACTAATGTAGGTAATAGATTAGAAGCATTACAAGCATTTGTTTCTGGTGCAGGATTAAGATTTGCTGCAAACGCTTTAAAAGATACTTATATCCCACCAGCTGAAAGAGACCTTATAGGTACCCCCCTACAAGGACTATCTACTCAATCAGGTTATCTTGATTATGAAAGAATTAAAGGCGGTTACCCTGGTCCTTACTTTAATGGTAGACATAATTTAGAATTTGGATCAAGTTTTATTTCTAGTAGTGATCACGCAATTAAATTAAGTGATTATGGTTCTTACAACATAGGATCTTATGCACATAATAGTATTACTGCTTCTGTTGGTGTAAAATATAACGCAGGTACTCCCCCTGAAATCAGAATAGTTAACCCAAATACAGGCCATCCTTTAGTTTCACAAGCAGCTTCAGGTACAGGTGATCAAACAGGTGCTTATCAACATTTATCTGTTCAAACAACCGCTTCTGGTCATGTAGATATAGTACTACACAGCCCACATCCCCCTACAAGTGCCCCAACTGATGAGGTACATGGAGGATCAGGTGCTATTGTATATTTTGCAGACCTTAAAATTAATGAAGGATAATGAAATTAGTACAAGGTAGAATACCATTTATTCAAACTCCTGATCAATCTAAACTTGTTCAGGGTAGAGTACCATTTATAAGGACCCCACAACCACAAAAGAAAACAGCAGCAGCAGCGGCCCCCGCAGCAGATGGACCTGATAATTTAGCTTCTTTTAGTGGAGTAGCTAAAGCTAGTATTGCATCAGTAAATGGAGTTGCTCTTGCAAGTATTGCATCAATAAATGGTGTTTCTTAATTTTAACATATATGTATATTCAAACATAAAAATTTAAAAGTTATGGCAATTAAAGAATCAAAGACATTAGAAGCTCAAGAATTAAATGCTCTTAAAGAATTAAGAAAAAATATTAATACTCTTACTTTTCAAAGAGGGCAAATAGGGTTAAAGGAGGAGAATTTAGAATTACAAAAAATTACAATTCAGGAAGAAATGCAAAAATTAGCTCAAGAAGAAACAAAATTATCAACAGAGCTTTTTGAAAAATATGGTAAGGGTAATGTTGATTTAGATGAGGGTACTATTACTCCAGTAGAGTAAATTAATTATTGTTTTAGCCGTTTTTTAGATATTTATTATTGGCCTAAACCCTGTCGGCGTTTTTGACAGAAAAGCCCATATTTATATACAACAACGTAATCTAAACAATAATGGCTGAACAAATAGTATCACCAGGAGTATTTCAGAGAGAAACTGATCAATCATTCATAACACCTGCACCCGTAGAAGTAGGTGCGGCAATTATAGGACCTACAGTAAGAGGACCAGTAGAAAGACCAACTGTAGTTAGTTCGTTTGCTGACTATAAAAATAAATTTGGAACGACCTTTGTGTCAGCTTCTGAAAATTTAGAATTCTTTACCTCTATAGCGGTACAAAAATTCTTTGCTAATGGGGGTAATAGTATGTTAGTTACTAGAGTAGCTAGTGGTTCACATACAGTGGCTACTAGCACTCATATTTCTGCTTCTGATAAAGGTAGTACACAACCTTTTGTTTTAGAAACATTAGGTAAAGGAACAGTTTTTAATAATTCAACTGGCCTTACAGATGGTGGACAACAATTTAGTGATGGGTCATTAACAACTGGATCTAAAGATAATTTAAGGTATGAAATTTCTGGTATTAATAATACTGCGGGTACTTTTAACTTATCTATAAGAAGAGGTGATGATAATACTAATAATAAAATAGTATTAGAAACATTTGTAGGATGTAGTTTAGATCCTAAATCTGATAATTTTATATCGAAAGTAATAGGTGACCAAACGTCAGAAACCACTACTCAAGAAGGACAAACATTTATTAAAATCACTGGTGATTTCCCTAACCAATCCAAATTTGTAAGAGTATCATCTGTAAACTTAAAAACAGATGACTATTTATTAAATGATGGTAGTGTGGGAACAGACGGGACTACTAATTACAGTGGTAGTCTCCCAATACCTCAAAGTGGTTCATTCCATGGTGCTACAGGAACTAACATCCCTGAAGTTGGAGCTTTAAATACATTTGAAAATATTTCAAGCACTAATACACAGGGATTAGCAGCAAGCGATTATACAACAGCTTTAAATATCCTTAAAAATAAAGACGAATACAGATTTGCTACTTTAACTACACCTGGTGTATATAACGCAGATTACGCTACTACAGTAGCCGCAGCAATAGAATTATGCGAAACAAGAGGTGATTGTTTTTATATCGCAGATATGGTTCCTTATGCCTCTAATGTAACTACAGTAAATACTGAAGCAGGTAAATTAAATACAAATTTTGCAGGTACCTATTGGCCTTGGGTTAAAGTCCCTTCTACGGAATTAAGTAGAAATGTATGGGCACCAGCTTCAACAGTAATGCAAGGTGTATATGCATTTAACGATAGAGTAGCTGCTCCATTCTTTGCGCCAGCAGGATTAAATAGAGGTGGTTTACCTATTGTAAGATCAGAATTTAAAGTAACACAAGCTTTACGAGATAAATTATATGATAATAAAGTTAATCCAATCGCTACATTCCCAAGAGTAGGACCAGTAGCGTTTGGTCAGAAAACATTACAGAAAAAAGCAAGTGCTTTAGATCGTATTAACGTTAGAAGATTATTAATTACTCTTAAAAACTTTATAGGTGATACTTCTAAAAACTTAGTGTTTGAACAAAACACAGTACAAACAAGAAATAGATTCTTAAATACAGTTAATCCATTCTTAGAATCAATCCAACAAAGACAAGGTTTATTTGCCTTTAGGGTTGTTATGGATGAAACTAATAATACTGCTGAAGCAATAGATAGAAACCAATTAGTAGGCCAAATATTTATACAACCTACTAAAACGGCAGAATTTATAGTATTAGATTACACTATTCAGCCAACAGGAGCTACATTTAATGACTAAAGATTTAAGAACCCTATATTTATAATAAAATAACAACACAATGGCAATATTAAGTTCAGCAGATATGTTCTATACAGCTTACGAACCAAAGCTGATGAATAGATTTATATTCTTCATAGATGGTATTCCTGCATATCTAGTAAAAACCGCAGATAAACCAAAGTATACGGCAGAAGAAGTAGTTCTTGATCATATTAACGTTAAAAGAAAAGTAAAAGGTAAATCCGACTGGTCTCCTATTTCTTGTACTTTATATGATCCTGTAACACCTTCAGGAGCACAAGCTGTAATGGAATGGGTTCGTTTACACCATGAATCAGTAACAGGTAGAGATGGTTACTCTGACTTCTATAAAAAGGATATTAGATTCCAAACCTTAGGACCTGTTGGTGATGTAGTTGAAGAATGGATTTGTAAGGGAGCTTATGTTACTAATGCTGAATTTGGAAGTGGTGATTGGAGTAGTTCTGAACCTATGATGATTAACTTAACTATTGCTATGGATTATGCAATCTTGAATTAT